GGGCGGGGCACTCACGCCATACGCCATCCTGCCGCGGCTTCCCCTCGTCGCTGTACTGGACCCAATAGGAATCCTTCGGGTTCGCCTCGTCCCCAGAGACTTCCACGCGGAACCCGTTGGGAGCCCTGCGGGGAAGATCATCGAAGACCTGTACCGAGCCCTTTACGGACTTCAGCCCGTTGTCCGCGAGGCCGTCTTCCGTGGTGATGCTGAAGTCGGCTCCGTCGTTGCGCTTGATGTATAGAGTGGAGCCGTACTGTAAGATCAGGAACTCATCGTCTATCTGACTGTTGGCGGACAACGCCTGCCTAAGATCGGACGCAATGTTCGTGGTGTTGATGGACACGCGGCTGCTTGCGTGGGCCATATCCACGGTGCGGATAGATACCGTCTTCCCATCCAGCGTCACCGTGTAGGTAGTCGAGAAGTCCGCCTGTCTGACAAACAGGAGGGCCTCCCGCTTCGCAGCTGGCGCCCGCGTCACACCCGGCTTCGTGATTACCGAACGGTTTACAAGGAACGTGGTGTCCCCAACGGTGGTAGCGCGATACTCCGCACCAGCCGACAGGTAGCCCGTACCCTTTGGCGTGATGACCGGATGGATAACCCCGGTGTCCGCATCGATGACCTGTAGAGACCCGTTCGCCACGATGATCCTGTAGCGTTCCGTGGCACTCCTGTTCACCGTATGCACGAACGCCTTGTCGTAACCCGTGGTGTCCGTGGCAATCTTCGCTACGTGCTTGGATGGAGGGCGCTTCGTCTTCCCCTTTACGGGGCTGTCTAAGGCGTTCTCCTGTACTTCACCCTGGTTGGACGCCCGGATGTACTTCGGCTTCTGCGACACGCCACCGAGTAGGTCACGTATGGTCTGACCGATGGGCGGCATTAGGCGAGCCCCGAGGTCTTGCGGATGTCGTACACCATGCCACTGCCATACGGGCGCCCACCCAGAGCATCCGCCACGTCCGCGTTGTCGAGGATGTTGTACTTATCGTCCGAGCCGTGGAGCTCAATCATCAAGAGGGCTGCGCGGTTCTCATCCTGCTGTGTGAATCCCGCGCGCTCTGCCGAGCCGAGGATGCGCTGCGCGAACTGGCGAGCCGCCAGAAGCGTGATGTAACTGCGGGCCTCCTGCGGTAAGTCCTCGAAGTCGAACAGCCATACCGGGTCGATGTATAGGAACTCGTTTTCGATTCCATCCCGGTTCTTTGCCCTGTCGTAGAACACAAGGGGCTGCGTTGGCTCGCCATACTTCCGCGCTCTGCGGATGATGAGGTCCAACGCCTGTCCTGCGGTAACGTCGCACCGGGCCATGTTGGCGGGCGGCGTGAATACGTTCAATGTGGTGGTGTTGCCATCCCGCGTAGGCCAATCCAGCGTACCGTCTGGGGCGAGCTCGTAACCAAACTCACGATTGAAGCGCCAGCCCTTCGTCTGCACGTTGCGCGTAGCGTCCCTGAGAATACTTACGGCTGCCTGTACGTCTGCATCGGTGACGGTGGCGAGGTCAGTCCCCGCCGCTAGTGGTGCTTCACCAATGGCACTCAGCATGACATTGACCGCTTCAAGTTCCGTGGCGGCGCTGAGTTGTGTTATCTGTCGAGTCATTTCTGAGTGATGAAAGATGAAAAAAGGGGGACCGAGGGTTTCCCCTGAGTCCCCCATTGGGTGCTACGGTTACGCGGTCTTAACCTCGACGGCGCACTCGGGCCGAAGGATGCCGTGACCAACCGCCATCTTCGCCACGATGAGCGTACCCTGATACTCGATCAGGTACTCGCTCTCAACCGAGAGGTCGATGAGCTTCACCGTACCCACGGCACCGCGCTGCATTACCAGCGCAGCGGTGTTGGTGAAGTCACCCTGGTACGCGGTGGGACCAGTGTTCACGAGCGACTGCGGGAGGTTGTTGGTCTTGACAATCTCCATACCCGCAAGGCGGTGAATCTTACCGCTGGCAAGCGAGCCGTTCCCCTCGGGGTTGTAGTCCGTGGAGATGGCCTTGTCGCCCGACTGCACCAGGAGGTAGTACTGCTCAGGCTTCACAAAGATGAAGCGCTCGCTCTCCGGTACGTCCTTCTCATCGAACGCCTGAGCCGCATCGAAGCACGCGCCGATAAGCGCGGTGGCATCGGTCTTCGCGGTAGCCGCGGTGATCTGGGTTCCGCCGTTCGCACCCGCCACGGTGGCCGAAGCACGGGCCGCGAGAAGCCCAACCTGCGCGACGTTCTTATCGAAGGTCCGAGAGAGGGCGGCACCGCTCTGGTAGCTATACTCGCGCCGGAACTCGAAGTGCGACATCGCCTCATCGATGGACGCGATGAAGACCGGGCTGATAAGCAGGTCATCGAGGTTGATGGTCCGCTCATTGCCCTTGATTACCTGCCCGGTAATCTGGGTTCCTACAGTGTGGTAAGAAGCAACAGCCTTCCACGTTGCCGGGAACTGCGCGCTCTTACCCTGCGTGATCGTGCGGACCATATGCCGCCCGATGAACACGTTGGACTCACGGAACGCCGTGAGAACCTCGCCCCCGTACTTCTTGAGGAACAGCGCTCTGGAATCGCCAGTAGCGTCGGCCTGTCCGGGACGAGAGGCAGTCATGTCAGCCATGACTTTCTCCTATGAGAGATGTGGGTTGTGGTGTTTCGTTCACACGCACGCACCGCTCGCTCGCTCGTCGCTTCGGTTGTCCCCGCAGGGGCCTCGCATCTCGCTTCGCTTGCGTCTGTGGTGTCGCCGCCAAAAGGCAGCGCGGCATCGCACAGCATCTCTCTGCCACACACGACAAAGCCCACCAGCGGGAGGGGACTGGTGGGCCTGTCGTTTCACCGGGGTTACTTTGGGAGGCCCCGGCTATCGTGTGTGAGTGTCGGTTGAAGGGCAGCTATCCCATCTCTTGCCCACCGACTAGGGCACTACTTCTGAAAGGACGAGGGCGGGATTCGAACCCGCATACGGCACCATACTTCATACCGCGTGTTGCCAATTACACTATCCCCGCCATAACCCCCGTGTCGTGTCGCGTTGAGTACTAGCCGATATAGGACTATCGGGGGACTTACAGTTGATGCGGGCATACCTTACCGGCACCTTTCGCCATGTTGCAGTTCCAACAAAGCGTCTGGAATCCGTCAGGGTATCCCTGTGACTTCAGCCAAGCATAAAGCGCCTTGCGCTCATACTCGGATTTGCGTTTACCGGCCGGTACGATATGGTCAATCGTTAGAAATGCCGGGTCACACTCTCCGCAACACGCGCAGATGTTACCGTAACGAGCGAGCGCCGCCCTTCGGAGTCGGTCACGTTGGTCACGGGCATACTGCTTCTTTGATTCTTTGTTGCGTTGATAGTGCCGCCGCGTTGCTGCTGCACATTTCGCACGGTTGGCCTTGTTCCACTCCGCACCCACTACCGCTTAGTTTTGGCGGCGATGATGTCAGGTGCCCAAGATGCGACGTTCTCTACCGACCGGCCCACCACGTATCCACCGAGGCCAATCTTCATCAGCGACCACATATCATCCGGTATCGGAAGGGACGCCAAGCCAAAGATTGGGGCGATGATGTAGTTGTTCGCGATGATAATCCCGAACAGACACATTATCAGAGGTCGCCAATTTCTTGTGAGCCATGATTCCGATTGTGCTTCCGCAACAAGCACCTTCGCCTGCTCTGCGGCAAACGCGGTGTCGGCCTCTGCCATCTTCGTCTGGAAATCCAACTGCATCTGAAGTAGCGCCTGTTGCGCCTTCAGCTTCTCCGAAGGATCAGCAACGAATTGGTCGATGATCTTCGACGCACCATCCAGAAGGGCCTTCACAGGCCCTCCCAGAAAGTTCAGCAAGCCACCCATAGTTACCTCGCGTTAACCGCCATTGGCGTAATAGCCAGCCTGCGGTCAATCTCCGCATGGTACGCCGGGTCGCCTTCCTTGTACCGCTTGTCACTCATGGCGCGCACGAGCTCCGCGTTGGAGCCGAAGGGCTTCACGCCTGCAACGCTTCCGGTGCTGCCTTCAACGAGGTCAGGGTCTTTCCCCACCTTCGCGGTGTAGTCGGCAAGTAGCCCGCGTAGGGCCAATCCAGCAAACGCCTCGTCACCAGACTGCAACGCCTGGTCAACCGAAGCCGCCTGCTCTGCCGTGAGAGTGTCACCGGCCCACTTCAGAAGCGAGTCCAGTTTCTCACGGCCACCTACCTGTTCCGCGAGCTTGTTGGTGTACGCATCGGCGCGGGCCTTCTGGCCCTCGATGTGTGCGTCCACGGTGGCCTTGTCGAAGCCCTTTTCGGCCAGAGCCTTGTAGGAATCCTCGGACAGCGCGCCCTTCTCAGCGAACTCCGTGTAGAGAGCGCCAAGGTCAACCCCCTTCGCTTCTGCCAGCTTCTCCGGGGTCTGCTCTGCCGCGGTCTCTGGCTTCGCTTCGGCGGGCTTCTCGCCCTTCCCTAGCTTCGTTTCCAGTTCGCCGTAGGCTTTCGCCAAGTCCTCGGGACTCTTGAACTTCTCAGGCAGCCACGCGGGGCGGTTAGAGTCGGCGGGGGTCTCAGGCTTCGCCGGTTCCCCGACGTTCACCTTCTCCACCTTCCCGCCGTCTACTCGCTCCTCCGTGACGTGGGAGACATCCTTCGTTGGGTCGGATGCCTCCTCGCTCACGCTTACTGAAATGCTGTCAGCCACTAGCGATCGGTGCGGATGTTGCCCTTGATGGTCTCGTAGGTAGCCGGGAGGTACTCCCCCGCTGGACCGATGGACTTCTCCGTGCGAACCGCGGCTACCGTGGGCGCGCGCATCTCAGCCGGGGGAGCCCCGTTCTGGTCCGCCGCACCTGCACTCGCTGCCTCACCTCTGTCAGCCAGAGCCTTCAGCTGATCCTTTGACAAACCCATTACGCACCCTCCTGCGGTGTCTGTTGTGGTTGCTCTGCACCCTTACTCATCGCTCCGATAAGCGAGGGGCCTAGCTTCTCTGTGGCCTGTGCAAGCATGGCCTGTTGCTGCATCTGTGCGGCCTGTTCCTCTGTATATACCAGGTCGCCCACGTCGAGCGAGAGACCTGCCGCCTTCCGCCGCATGTACGCACGTGGGTTGAAGGTCTTCGCCACGGTCTCTGGTCCGAACAACTGGCCCACGTTGGCAACCAGCATATCGAGCCGCTGTGTCTCCGATGCACGCCCCAGACCCTCAACGCCTGTCACTATCTGTGGCGCCACGGCGTTGTCGGGGAGATGCGGAAGTTGTCCCGCACTCGCCATCTGGTGCATGATCCGCACAACTAGCGGGCGCTGAAGTTCCGTCCCGAGTAGTGTGTAGACGCCGCCAAGCCCTTGTTCCAACTCGTTGACCATCACGCGGATTTCCTCCGCAGTGACGCGTTCGGCATCCCGTTGGACAGCCGAAGTAAGCAAGAAGGCTTTCTCTAGGCGCTTGCGGATTTCCTCTTTGGTGTCGTGCGCGACTCGGAAGTCAGCGAACTTCTCCATCTGGAGGACAGTCACATCTCTGGCGTCACCATCCTCGATGTCGCCACTGTCGGCCCCAGCAATCTTCCGCTTGCTCGTGGTCCCCTGTGGGTTCACAAGGAACAACACCTTAGCGGCAGCGGCGGCAAACTTCACGATGGACTTCTGTAGCGACTCCAGCGAGCGCAGGTCGCCCGCGTATTCCTCGCAGTGGCCGCGCCCGTAGTCTTCACCGGGAATGGCCCGCCAGCGAAGGGGAATCCAAGCGGACTTGCCTGCGGGGTAGGAACCTTCGGAGCCGGGAACCAGCTGTCCGTCTATCTCCTGGTGGACCTTGTATCCCCCGCCGTCCACCCGGCGTACCCAGGTGTAGAGATCTACGTTCTGCTCTGTCGCCTTCGGGTCATCCTTCTCACTGCGCTTCGCCACGATGGCTTCGGCAGCCGGGGGAAGCGCTAGGCGGGCAAGCGGTTCCTTCACGATGATTTCGAGAACGTTCCCCGAGAGGTCACGCTTGACCACATACCTATCGAGCGCATGGAACTTCTCCCCGCCGTCTTTGAGCACCTGAATAAGACCGTTGCCGGTCACGATGAGATGCTGTGCCGCCGTGAAGTTGAGCGCGCGGTTTCCACGCTGCTCCATCCGGTTGATGACGGCTCGCTCGATTCTACCTAGTTGCTCCTCGAAGGTGCTTCGATCACGCTCAAACTGCTCATCGTCACCCGCCTTGCGCCGCATCTCATCCAGCACAAAGTCATCCATCGTCAGACGGAAGAAACTTTCGCCGGGTGGGAACAGCGTCAGGGTGATCTTACTGGACAGGTTGTTAACGCCGTCTGCACCAACGCTCTGATAGGGCTGTGGCATCTCCGCACCGCCACGGGCTCCTTCGGGTGGAAGGATACCGGGAATGGTGAGGGAGGCCATCTCGCGCCCCATCTTGAGGAACGGGTCTCGCTCTGTCCTGAGAAGTTCGTAGCGGGCGGCAGCTATCGTGGTGTCCCCGTTATCCATTCCGCTTCACTGAAGGTAGGAAGGGATTGCGGAGGTCCGATGCTCCCAACGCCTCTGGCTGTATCCGCAGGCCAAACTTCGGGCCAGCATCAGGAGCCGGGGGAACCTTCGAGCCGATCAGTTGCGGAATCAGTACAGACTTCGCACGGTCGAAGGGGTTCTTACTTTTCGCCAAGTTCTGAAAGGCAGTTGGCGATACGTTCCGCGATGTCGAGTATTGGGGAAGACCTGACTTCTGGCCTCCCCCGACACTAGCACTACACATTACCTATGGGGCCTCCATCTCGCTCTGTTGTAACTCGCTATGGATGGCCTTTAGCTTGCGCACCACTGAGACCTGACCCGCGGCGTAAGCAACTTCCACAGCGGATTGATCTAGTACGCTAGGCATCCTATCTGGATAGAGCTCGTTCAGGTGATCCAAGAGTGCTTGTGTCACCGGGGGTAGCTTCGGGCTCATATCGTTCCTATGGGAATGCCAGTTACCGGGACGTGGATTCCGTACAGGCAAACCAGCGCCCGAGGCACCGCTGCCAGGTTGGCTACCCTCTTGCGGGTAGTGAACTTGTCCCGGTTGTAACTACGGGTGACCAACAGGGCTTCGCCGGGGAAGGCGTTAACCGTGTCGATGTTATCGTCCACCAGCACATCCACCGACACGAGGGACTTGTCCGACGCAACGATGAAGTCGCGGCTCACAGGCTTGTNATCCCCACCGCACCAGCCACTCGTGCTTCTGGTCTGCCTGCCCACGCGGGCATGACGTGACGTACACCACCCGGTAACCCAGACCCCGAATGACATCCACGGCGTTCCTTGTGAACGGCAGGGGAAGCACGTTGTCGTACAGGTCTGGTTCCTTCAGGATGTCATATACCGCCGTACCGCATTCCGGCTTTACTGCCTTCGTCATATCCCACTCGCTGATCCTATCAGCCCTCAGCGAGTCACGATAACGGAGGTTGTAGCGCCGAACCCACTCTGTAAGCAGGTCGGCGCACACCTCGTCAACGTCTACTCCAACGATCATCTATGCTTGAATATCCGATCATCGAACCGCGCGTACTCAGCCTTCCGCGGCCCATCCATGTACCAGGACAGGAACGCGAGTTCGCAGCCGAGATGATAGATGTGGAGCTCGCCCGATTCAGGGTCGATGTCCTCGCCCTCCTTGATGGCGAGTAGGTGTCTCTCCGCAGCCGCGATGACTTCGGAGTAAGACATCCCCCGCATCCAGTTGCCGCGCGAATACTTCTGCGCTCCTTTGCCGAGCACCCGCGCGATTCCTCGGGGAAGCGTGGGGGGCACCAAGTCAACCGGGGGTTTCGCGGGGTTGTCCATGCTGGCCTTGTAGCCCGCACCGTCGATGGACCCATTGAAGTCCTGCTTACCCTTCGGCGCCGGAGCTGCCTCCTTCTCAGCGTAGTACGCCTTTGCGAAGTCGGCATCGCACGACAGGCATCCAGGCACACAGCACTTGTTACCGAGGCAATCCAGTTGGGGCCACGGACTTGACTTCGGAAACTTCTCTACGGCTTCCTCGCGGCTCGGCTTGTAGGGACTCACGGCGTCCATAGGATTACCTCACCCTTCCGGAAGTCGTAGTCGCTGTAGCGGCAGATGCGCGCCACGCGGGCGGTGTCGAGTGCCGCTTCCTCCGAGAGGCCCTTCTTCTCGTAGGCAGCCACCACGGCGGGCCATGCGCGGCGCA